CAGACGCCTCTTTCACCAAGTAATCTGACATAACACGATCGAGTAATTCACCATCCCACTTTTTACGGTATTCAAGAATCTCTTCACCGTCTAGTGTAGTGTATGCAAGACGGTTACCTTGCTTAACAATAACGCCTTTTGCTTCAAACAACTCAAGTAAGCCGCTATATGGATTCATACCTGTTTCGTATGGAATCTTTACTTGTACACCTTCAAACGGTTTAGCGTAACGTGTTTTCATAACCTTACAAGCGGCACGAATACCACGCACTTCACTGATCTTGTTACCATCTTCATCTTCTTTTAGTTTCAACTTCTTCATTGCAACTACAATAGATGATGCATAGATAAAGCCTTGACCTCCGCTGATCTTGTCATCTGGGTCAAACATATCTTGCGATGCGTATGTGTGGTTAGTTGCAACAAGACCTACATTGTGACTACCAAACATATTAACAGTGTTACGTACAAGTGATGTTAGTGCTTTAGGCTTACGACCCATATCACCTTTCATATCACCTTTGTTAAACTGATCAACGTCAGTAGGTGTTAGCAACATACCTAGTGAGTCAACTACAAACAACACCTTAGGACGGTCTTCTTCCGCCATTTCTTTGTAGTCTTTCATAAAGGTACTAACAGTTTTAGCAACATCATCAATCATTGACATGTTAAGTTTTAGTAGTTTATCTTCTGATGTATCTACATCAAGTGCTTGTAGCCACGCTTCGTCAAGTGCGTTCTCTGAGTCAATAAGAACTACAAAGATACCTTGATCTTGTGCTGACTTTACAATGTTGCCTGAGCAAATGTATGATTTACCTGCACCTGATTCACCAGCAAATACACTTACTTTGCCTAGTGGAATACCTTTGTTCCAATCACCTGAAATAAGATAGTTGAGTGCAAAGTTGCCTGTGCTAATCCAATCAGTAGGATCGTTAAATCCTGCACTCATACCTGTAATGGATTTAGTTAACGAAGTTCGAAACTTCGTAGGATCAAATGCTTTTGATGCCATGTGTTTCTCCTAATCTAAAAAGCAAAATGGGTTGCATCTATACAATGCAACCCTTTTAGTATTACTGTCCTTGACGTGCGCGGATCATTGCAAGAATGTCTTGTGCGCCGCCACCTTCTGCAGGAGCCGCTTCAGCCGCTGGTGCTGGAGTTGCTACTGGTGCTGCCTCTGCTACTGGAGCAGGTGCTGCCTCAGGTGCTGGAGTTGGAGCAGGTGTCGGAGCACTTTGACTAGTAGCAGTAGCCTGTGGACTTGCTGTCATATTAGGATCACCTGTACGTGCTGCCATGCCTGCTGGACGGAAGTAATTGCTCCAACGATCTGCATCATATGCTTCGCCATCTACTGATGCTTCAAACATTTCTTGCATTACTTTGATCGCAGTTTCGTCTGGCTTTTTAGGTAGGAAGTCATTAAGATCAAACAAGCCGTGTGTGTTAACTGCATTCATTTCTGCATCACTCAGAGGACGCTCACGACGTGCCCAGTTAGATGTAGAGTAGTCTGCGTAGCCACCTTTTGAACTCTTGTTCAAACGGAAGTCAACACCCGCTGTGTAATCTGTTGGCAATTCTTCCATGTCAGGATCCATAAGAGCCTGCTTGATGATCTGGAAGATTTGTGGACCGATAATAAAACGTCTGATTGGATTTTCAGGTGCTTCGTCATCGGCTAGCGGATTATCTGTTACAAAGCCTTGGAAGATATAAGAACGCTTCTTCCAATACTTACGACCCATATCTTCTAGACTTGGATCTTTAAACCAACCACGTACTTCATTAAGAATGTTACATGTTTCGCCATACATCTCCATACATGGAATTTGTACTTGTACTGGACGCGAATCAGTTTCACCCTTTACGCCAGCAAATGGAAGTTTGATCATCAAACGTTCTTTCCAAAAGAAAGTGTTGTCTGCGTCACCGTCAGGAAGGAAACGTAGAGTTGCACTCTCGCCTTCTTTCATATTCCAAAATGGGTAAATTGGGTTTGGACCACTTGGTCCTGAGTTACCTGATGAACGGTTCTCTTGTTCTTTGAGCTTTGCTCGGATTTCTGCTAATGATGCCATAGTTTGTGCCTCCTATAATGTTATGCCTATGTGCTTTGTGCCTTATTTTGTATAGCACAGTTATTACTATACAATACTATTTATCAAAAGTCAAGTACTTTTTAATAAATTTTTCAAAGAGTTAGCGGATTAAATACCCGCTAACTTCTTAACTCTTTCAAACTCAGGATCTACCTGAGGTGCCTCTGGTTCTTCTCTATATCCCATTACTTCTGAAACTTTATTGTTAATTTGTTCAATAAAGGCCTTTGCGGGTTCTATGAACTCTTCGCCGTAGTCTTTTTCTACCATGGTAAGAACTGCTGTTTCGCCTTTAGGAAACTGGCCTGTTTCACGATCAAAGTAACTTAAGATAAACTCGCCTAATGGAGTCTTTTGTTCTTTTTCTAGTGTAATTTCATCACCATCTGGGCCTTTGACTTTGTCGCCTTTTTTCTTACCGTCCATCTTAGCCTGACGCACTGCTTTAGCATATGCATTGCCTTCTTCAGCATCTTGTTCGTCTTCAAACGTAATGCCTTCTACTTTTTTGCAAGAGCCTTTTTCGCCTGCTTTTTTGCCAGGTACTTTACGATAGCCTTTCCAGCACTTGTCATAGATCTTGCTGTTACCGTGTCTTTCGCCTTCATCTACTTCTGATTCAGTCTTCTTTTTCTTTCTCATTGAAGAACATGCTTCTTCAATTTCTTCTTCAGTCATGCCTAGTGTAGTCCAACTTGGATTTCCGCAATCTTCGCATACTTTATCTGAGAACTGGCCCATTAAGTCTTCAAATGCGTCTTCAATTTCTTCGTCAGTTGTTCCTGAACGTGTTGTTAGTCCACCTTTAAGTTCTTGGTAAACATCTTGAAGCTCGTTGTGGAACTTATGTCCAAATTCTTTTTTACGTATTGTATTGTACATACATACTCTAGGATCATTTAAGCAACCTTGTTCAACACGCATTATTTCGTGATCACTCATGCCGTTGTCTTTCATAATCTTACGCATCATTTCTAGCTGTGCATCATACTTTTTACTACGTTCTGCACGTGACTTTTTAAACTGATCAATTTTTCCTTTGGCCCAGTCTAATGGTCCTTCTTCTAAGTTTTCTGGAGTAATTTCTTCTGCACGAGTTGCTTCGCTTACTAATTTGTATATGTAAGGAAAAATATCTTGTAGTTCTTCGTTAAACTGCTTAATAGTTAGCTCATCAATCCAGTTTTCAGCAACATCACTTGGAACATCTTCTAGTACTGGGGGATTAAATGTTTCAAATGTTTCTTTGTAATATGCTGGCTTTTGTAGCGATTCAACTGTTTTCTTAACTGTTAAGATACGCTCTTTAACAATGTCCATGTATCCTGCTAGACTTTCTGCCATTACTGCACTACGTCCCATGTAGTTTTTAAATTTGCGTAGTTTTGCTAATTCTTCTGACAGGCTAGTAATGTGCTTACCAAAGTCATCATATGGCTTACCGCCTTCTGCTACATGTCTAGCCATTGCTCTAGCACCGCTTAAATGCTTGTATGGATAGATGAATTTTTCACCTTCTGAGCTTTCAACATAGATTTTTCCAATCTTTTGTGTGCGTCCTGTTGCACTTTCTTGATTGATATTTTCTGTATGTTTAATAACTAGTCTTGCTTCTCCTATCTTTTGATAGCTTACACGAGCAGTTCCGTATAATTTTGATTCGGTCATTTTACTTTCCCCAGATCGTTGTGCCAAATATTTATAGTCTCTTTTTTGTAAATTAGATTTGTTAATATCACGTACTTCAAAGTTTAGTAATCTCTTTTTTGCAAACTGACGAAGTTCTTTTAAGAAATTATACCAACTAGACTGAGTAGCTTGGTCTTCTTTAGTAATAAAATCTCTGCTATAAATTACAGTTAAATTACCTTTATCTTTTTCGTCAGCTAAGTTTACACTTACATTACCTAGTGCTCTTCCATCTTCACTAAACTCAAAATCAAAGAATCTAGCCATAGAAGGATCAGTTGTTACTTTACCTTCGTTATCTCCGATTGTTATACTCGGAAAACGTCCTTTGATTTTATTAAATAAATCTTCTGATATTTTTGTTAAATCTAGCATAGTATTATTTATCAATAGTTGCTGCTTATGAAGATTGGCATGGGCTGCTCATAATCTTCAATATCTTCTGCTTGATTAAATGTATCGTATACTCTAGGATCCCAGTCTTTGAGAACTGCTATCATTCTCAAAGAAAGTAGCACAGCACTTATTAAATCATCTGACTGTCCTAGCTTTGCTTGATAGCTTGATCCAGTTGCAACATAATTTTTAAGTTCGCTAATAAAAGGTTTACTATTAACGGTCATTTTATCATTTTCGATCATAGTTTTTAAACGACTACACGCTGTAATTTTTGTACCGTGTGTCGTATTAAATCCTTTACGGAACTTGCGTACATGCCCTTTGCGCATAGGTTCACTAATAAATAATCCCGGAATGTTTTCTTCACCAAAATCATTGATAACAATAAGACATGCTTCTCCGATACCGTTATTTTCTACACTCCAGTATACACCTTGTGGATTTTTAGTTTCTTCTGCTATGTACTTACAGATATCAGCAAGGACTCTTATCTGTCCCGGTATTGCTGTTTGGTTGTGTTGCCATTCTGCTACTTGTTCATATGTAGGTAATTCTATTACTTCAATAGCAGCAAAGTCTCCGCCTGTGCCCATACTAGGATCAAGTGCAACAACATAGGTATATTGGCTGCTAGGTTTTTTATACCAACGAGTTTGCCCCATGTTTAGTATTGGATTATTACCTTCCATTACACTAAGTTTAATTGAGTTTATAAGTGTTTCGTCAAATACTAAGAATTCACAGCCGTATTCACGACGGAACTTTTCTTCTCCAATACGTCCAATTTCGTCAGCTTTCCATTCTTCGTCTCGATCTGGATGTTCGTGCCATTCTGCTCTAAAAGCGTGAAACCCATTAATACCTACTTCTTGCTCGTTGCCGT